GCACCGAGTCGCGCCGCATCACGCCTTAACGCAACGCAACAGCCTAACACACAGGACACACACTCATGAGAATTTGCACTGTCACACTCGAATCCGTCGTCCCTTACAGTCAGTCCAAAAAGGTTGATGACGAGGTTTTTCCTTTCCTGAACAAGGAAAAACACGACGAATATGACAAGCGCCTGTGGCGCGAAAAGTCGACATATGACGCCAACGGCATTGTCTGTATTCCGGCTATGGCGCTCAAGATGTCGATCGACGAAGCAATCAAGCGGTTGAATATCGGGATCGAAGGTCGGGGGAAATCAACTTACACGAAGTTCTTCGTTGCCGGCCAGATTTGTGAATCCGATCCGTCGCTTGGTATTTATAAGGATGATCTGGATTATATCGACATTTGGGCGAATGCCGACGGTGTTCGCGGTTCCGGTAAGCGCGTTCGTCGCAGGTTCCCGATCATTCAGTCATGGAAGACTGAAGCGCGTTTCGCGATCCTGGATGACGTCATTCCGACCGCTGTGTTTGAACGCGCTTTGATCGAATCCGGCCGACTGGTCGGCATCGGCCGGTTCCGTCCGGAAAAGGGCGGATTCCTCGGTCGCTTCAAGGCGGATAACTTCCGCTGGCAAACAGTTTAACTTCGTGTCGAGTCGCTACTTGACGTGACGCTTCACGGCGATCCGCGCCGACTCGCAATGCATCAGCCAATCATAAAGGAACCAACCAAAATGACCACTAAATATGAACTCAAATGGACACCAAGAGGTGACGCTAAAGGATATAAAATCCGCGTCAGCAAACCAAGTATTCATGGCGGGGTACTTCATGAAGTAAAAGAAACAACTTCCAATACGATCACCTTCGATTTGGAAGCCAATTTGGATTTCACATTTCTTGTCCTTGCAGATTGCTATGACGGTAAAACGCGTGAAATAGAATATGGAATGAAAGTCATTCACGTCGCCGACCTGTTGCCCAAGCGTGATAATCCTGTCCGAGTCGTCGTGTCTGATCCCGTGACCGGCGTTGTTTTGAACGACACAGTCGTCACGCATGGCGAAGAAATTCACATTGCCGAAATACCGCTCAATCGCGTTAAGGCAATCGAGGAAGCCGCTCTTGCTGTCGAACGATGGTGGGTTCGGGAAGGGATGAACCGATTCGACGGCGCTCCTGCTTGTGTGTTTGCGCTTCGTCGCGCATTGTCCATGCCGAAGGATATTGGGATCAGCAAGACCTGCGGCGGTGGACGTGATTGGACAGGTGTTGGCCAAGCGAACCCAATTAGCAAGGAGATGTGACGTGACCATCAACAGACGTAGTTTTTTCGGTGTTTTCGGACTCGGCGCTTTGATGCCGGTCACCGCTGTTGCGGCTCAGACAGATGACGATTTCCGGATTTTTCAAGTTGAATGGTATCGGAATTTTGTAGACGAATACACACTCACATTGGCGCATAATGATGACAGCCATACTATTATCACCGGCGAAAAATCATATGAATTCGAAGGAAGGAAAGGCGACTCTGTTGTAGCTTATGTGAAAGTGGACGGAGTCTATCGATCTTGCTTGATCAAGAGTTTTGATCGTGCAGGGAACTTGAAAGATTTTTGGGGCATGAAGGGTTAGTCAATATCTATCGCCGCTGCACTCTGCTGCGTATCGCTACATAGCGCGACGCTCCGCGCCAGCCACCTAGTTTGACAATTTGACGTTACAGGGTTAATCATCTGAGCCAAGTGTATCAGGTGGTTAACCCTTTCCCTTTTGTGAGGCATGGATGGCGTGGTGGAATCGGCGGGAACCGCAGAAGACAGAAAGCAAGGCTGTTTCGCCGGTTTCGGCTGCGCGTAGCGGCTGGTGGTCGATCTTCGAATCCTATGCCGGCGCCTGGCAACGCAATGTGGAAGTCAACCGGGACACAGTGCTGTCGTTCCATGCGGTTTTTGCGTGCCAGTCCCTGATCGCGTCCGACATTTCCAAGTTGCCGATCTTCCTTTACCAGAAGGACGGCGACGGCGTTTGGGTGGAGATCAACAATCCCGCCTATAGCCCTGTCCTGCGCCGGCCGAACCGCTACCAGACCACAAAGCAATTCATCGAATCCTGGGTGATTTCCAAACTTCAGGACGGGAACACGTATGTCCTGAAGGAACGTGACAACCGCAACGTCGTCGTGCGCCTGCATATCCTTGATCCGCGGCTGGTCATGCCGATGGTCGCTGACGATGGGTCGGTGTTCTATCAGCTATCCAACGACAAGCTGGCCGGCCTGGAAAACGGGCAGATCATGGTCCCGGCAAGCGAGATCATCCACGACCGGTTCAACTGCCTGTTTCATCCGCTGGTCGGCATGTCGCCGATCTATGCGGCCGGTCTTGCCGCGACGCAAGGTCTGTCTATTCAGGAAGACAGCACGCTGTTTTTCAAGAACGGCGCGCGACCGGGCGGTGTGCTGACCGCGGACGGCGCGATTCAGGACGATACCGCCGCACGGCTCAAAGCCTATTGGGATGAAAATTTCACCGGCAGCAACGCCGGTAAGGTCGCTGTGCTTGGCGACGGTCTGAAATACGAGCAAATCCGCGCCAAGGCCAATGATTCGCAGGTCATCGAGCAACTGAAATGGTCCGCCGAAGTCGTGTGCGGCGTCTATCACGTTCCGCCTTTCATGATTGGCGTCGGCGCCGAACCGACCTATGACAACGTCCAGACAGTGACGCTCCGGTACTATTCGCAGTGCCTTCAGGTCTTGATCAAGGACATCACCGACTTGCTGGACGAAGGTCTAGGCATGGACGGGATATCGATCGGCTGTGATTTCGACACGGACGAACTCCTGCGCATGGATGCGTTGACGCAGATGGATGTTCTGGAAAAATCCAAGGGTAAGTTGACCGTCAACGAACAGCGTCGCAAACTCAATCGTGGGCCGGTGACCGGCGGTGATACTGTCTATCTGCAGGAACAGGATCACAGCCTGGAATGGCTGGCGAAGCGCGACGCCATGCCGATTGAACCGGCCGCTGCCGACCCTGCATCGGCGCCGCCGGCTGACAACGACAACGACAGCGAGATCGCTGCGCAGGCGAACAAAGCCATGATCGCAATTCTGAAAGGGCTTCGCTGATGGCCGCGAAATTTGACGGCGACGAATTCGGCCGGACCATCGTCGAGGCGGTAAACGCCAGTATCGACCGATCGATCGCGCCCTTGATCAAGCGTCTGGACGCTTTGGAGGCTACGACGGCCGGACAGGCTGACACTATCTTGCGCCTTGCTGAAGTCGATACGGTGCGCGGCATGATAGACGACGTCCGCGCTGGCCTGGAATCGACGATCGGCCCGGAAATGCAGGTCGCTTTGTCTGCGATGGTAGACGAAGCGATCAAGGCAATTCCTGCGCCGGCCGACGGTAAGTCGGTGACAATCGATGATGTCCGTCCGCTGATCGTCGAAGCCGTCGGCGAGGCGGTTAAGGCGATACCGGCGCCGCCCGACGTTGACGTGGAAGCTATAGTCGATCAGGTTCGATCCGGTATCACGCTGCCGGAACTGCCGGATATCGCCGCCATGGTCGGTGAAGCCGTCGGCGAGGCGGTCAAGGCGATTCCCGTGCCGGTCGCACCGGAACTGCCGGATATCGCCGCCATGGTCGGCGAGGCGGTCAAGGCGATTCCCGTGCCGGTCGCACCGGAACTGCCGGATATCGCCGCCATGGTCGGTGAAGCCGTCGGCGAGGCGGTCAAGGCGATTCCCGTGCCGGTCAACGGCAAGGACGGTGCCGACGTGGTGGATGCCATTATCGGTAAGGACGATCACTTGCACCTGACGCTGTCGAACGGTAAGGTGAAAGACGTCGGTCGCGTCGTCGGTTGGGATGGCGTGGATTGTGATTTCGAACGGGTCGACAAGCGGATCGCGGACGACATCAAGGCGTTGTTCGATGCCGCACCGAAACCGCGCGACGGGTTCGGGTTTGACGATCTGTCCGTCGAACACGACGGCGAACGAACGATCACTATCGTGTTTCAGCGTGGCGGCGAGCGCAAGGAATTTCCCGTTGTCATGCCGGTGGTCCTGGACCGCGGCGTTTTCGTCGAAGGCAAGACTTACGACCGCGGCGATTCCGTCACATGGGCCGGATCGACCTGGATCGCGCAAAAGGACAAGGTCACGTCCAAACCTGAAACGTCCAACGATTGGCGTCTGGCTGTCAAGCGAGGATCGAAAGGCAAGGACGGTGTGATGACATTGCCGCGCGAGAACAAGCCTGTGGAGTTGGGGAAAGTCTGATGGCGCTGGTTGATGTGAACGCATTTGCCGACCGTGTAAAGCTGGACCTGGACCCGAATGGGCAGGACGACCGGTTGCCGGATATCCAGCTTGCGCTTGACCAGGCCGAAACCATCGTCCTGACGCATGCCAAGATGCTGGACCATGAATGGACCGTTGAAGATGTGCCGGGTGATATCAGCGCGTCGATCATGATGGTTGCACAGTGCCTGATCGACGACAGCAAGGACGCATCCTTGATCGCCGGTATCGATTCCGATCTGAAAAACCCCGTGGGAATGATGCTGCGGAAATACCGCACGCCGACCCTCGCCTAACCAGGAGAATGACCCATGGCTGATCTTACCCTGACCGCTGCAAACGTCGTCGCAGCCGACAACGCCGTCAAGGAATCCGGTCTGGCCGGCGAGACGATCACCGCCGGTAAGGCTGTTTACAAATCGCCGACGTCGAAAAAGTGGATGCTCGCCGACAGTAATTCCGCCACGGCTGCAGCCAAGACCGCCGGTGGCATCGCGCTGAACGGTGCTAGCCTGAATCAACCGGTGACCATGATGAAGTCCGGTGACGTGACGATCGGCGGAACCATGACCGCCGGCGCCGCATACTATCTGTCGGATACCGCCGGCGGAATCTGTCCGGATGCCGACGTCGGATCGGGCGAAAACGTCTGTCAGATCGGTATCGCCAAATCGACAACCGTCCTGTCTGTCCGGATCGTCGCGCCGGGTGTCAGCAGGTAATTGGAGGTAACGCCAATGTGGGTCAGATTCACAGCGCCGTTCGACTGGAAACCGAAGCGTTCGGTAACGCTTGCTTTTTCGACAGGCAATGTCGTCAACGTCACCCGCGCTTGCGGTGAAGCGGCGATAAAGGCCCATGCCGCAGTCGAATATCGCAAGGCCAGCAAGGACAGCGAACCGGAACCGCATGAAGCACTCGGTGTAACAAGGCAGACGGGTGAATGACAGTCGACAACGCGCAGCAGCTACGTGAACGGGTGACGTTCCAGAAACGCGCCTATGACGGCACCATGTCTGGATCGTCGGACTGGACCGATCAGTTCACGCTGGCTGCGCGTTTGAAACCGCGCCTGTCCGGCAGCGAAGAAATCGTCGCCGGCCGAATGACCGGAAAGCAACCGTATATCCTGACGGTTCGGTCGGATCGTCGGTCACGGTCGGTCGATCCGTCCTGGCGGGTGTTCGACGCTCGCCGGCCGCTGCGGTTTTTCCAAATCCTGTCTGTGACCGATGTCGGCGAGGACAACCGTTTTCTGGATTTCCTTGTGCGGGAGAATGACCCCGGATGACGGTCAAGATTCTGAATGCTGATCGGTTTGGTCGAAAACTGCGCGCCCTGCCGCCGCGGGCGGAAAAGCTGATTCGTACCGCCATGGAACAGTCGGCCGATCAGACTGTCATGCTGATGAAGTCGCTGGCACCTGTGGATGACGGCGACCTGCAAATGTCGATTTCCTGGACATGGGGAGACGCGCCGAAAGGATCGCTCAAGATCGGGCAGATTAAGTCCCGGTCCGGCAACATGCGGATCACGATCTATGCTGGTGGTGGTGATGCCTATTACGCCCGCTTTGTCGAGTTCGGGACCAGCCCGTTTGTGAGCGGCGGAAAATTCGCCGGCGCTGTCAATCCAGGCGTCCGCGCGCAGCCGTTTTTTTACGTCGGGTTTCGTGCTACCCGTCGGACAGCAAAAGGCCGCGTGTCGCGCGCGATAACCAAGGCTGCAAAGGAAATCGCCGCCAATGGCTGATGTCATCAACGAGCTTCGAAACGCGGTTTACGACATCCTGTCCGGATACACTCCGTTGACGGCTGTCGCGCATGTTTTCGACGAAGCGCCGCAGGATGACAAAACCGTCAAAATGCCGTATGTCACTTTTGGTCCGATGAACTACGATCCGGAACTGATCGACTGTATCGAAGGTGGCGAAATCATGATACAAATCGACGTCTGGTCCGAAAATCTCGGTCAAACACAGGTCGTCGAGTTGGCAGGATTGGTGCGCAAAGCCCTTCGGGGATTCGCACCGGACTTGCCGGACAACGCGCTTGTCGAATTCTCCCATTGGCGCACCGATCATCTGATTGACGGTGCGGTCAAGCATGCCGCAATGCGCTATATGGCGATTGTGGAAGAACGTGAAACCGGTAGCAGTTAACAGGAGTTGCACCCATGGCTCAGGCCACAACCATCAAGAGCGGAATGGTCCGAGTCCTTCTCGGTTCCGGTTCTTCCCCGATCACCTATGCCGCCCTGTGCGGTTTCACACAGCGTTCGATCACGCTGTCCAAGAACCTGGAAGAAGTCAACATTCCGGACTGCGACGATCCCGACAAAATCGACTGGATCGGCCGCGACGCGACGTCGCTTTCCATGGCGATCAGCGGCGAGGGCGTCCTTGCGGAAGAATCCGTCGAGGAATGGACGGACGCATTCGAAAGCGTCAACTCTGTTCCGGTCAAGGTCGAAATCGAATTCCCGACCAAGACGCTGACCTGGACGGGTTACATGCACGTCGAAAGCATGGAAATGGGTGTCGCGAACGGCGGTCGTGCGACCAACAACATTTCGATGCAGTCCGACGGCCAGATGGTTCGAGACGTTACCTGATGCGTGACGCTCGAATCAGAGACGTTACCTTTGCGGACGGGGAGTATGATTTCCGTCTCGCATGGGGTGAGTTGGCGGAATTGCAGGAGAAAAGCGACGCCGGCCCGCTCGCCATTCTCACTCGGCTGCAGGATGGTACTTGGCGTGTCGAAGACATTTCCAACATCATCCGGCTCGGACTGATCGGCGGCGGCATGCCGCCATCGCAGGCGCGAACGCTCGTTGTCCGATATGTCGAGGATCGGCCACCGCTGGAAAACCATCTGCTGGCGACAGTCGTCCTGACCGCGGCGGTCATGGGTTCTCCGGAGGAAACCGTGGGGGAGCGCGAGGCGGCAAAGCAAGAGGACGGGTTGTCGACGACCTTCCCAACGGAAAAATCCGATTTGCCGCCATCTATGGGACCGGCGCTGCAATAGGGTTCACGCCGCAGCAGGTCAACGAAATGTCAATGTGGCAGTTCATGGCGGCTGTCGACGGATATATCACCGCTAATTCCACGGACGACGGTAAGTCCTTGTCCAAGAAAGAGGCGGATGATATTTGGAAACGCATGCAGGAATATAGCGGAAAGACTGTGCAATAAATGGCAACTGATCTTGAACGCCTTGTCGTTTCCCTGGACGCCGATATCCGGAAGTTCGACCGCTCGCTTAAATCGGCGGTCGCGACGTTCAACGGCGAGACGCGCAAGATCGAAGCCAGCGCCAAGCGCATGCAGAAGAATGTCAACACCAGCTTTGCCGATCTCGGCAAGGGATTGGCGTTGGGTGTCGGTGTGGCTGGTGTCACTTCAGCCATCGCGGCATTCAAAGATTTGGCCGACGCTGCGACCAGGACGCAGAATTCTCTGAAGGTCGCCGGTCTGTCTGGATCGGAACTGACCAGCGTTTACGAACAGTTGTTTAAGGCAGCGCAGGACAATGCGGCGCCGATCGAATCGCTGGTGTCGCTTTACAGTCGGGTCGCGATCAACCAGAAGGAACTTGGTGTCTCGTCGCAACGGCTGGTGACGTTCAGTTCCAACGTCGCCAAGGCTTTGCGTGTGCAGGGAACCACCGCCGAACAGGCGCAGGGCGCCTTGCTTCAGTTGTCGCAAGCGCTCGCCGGCGGCGTCGTCCGTGCGGAAGAATTCAATTCCATCATCGAAGGTGCGCCGACCATTCTGCAGGCGGCTGCAGCGGGTCTGACGCGCGCGAACGGATCGGTTGCTGAACTGCGCAAGATCATGCTTGCCGGACAGTTGACGTCCAAGGAATTTTTCGAGGCGTTCGAACGCGGCGCGCCGATCCTTGACCAGAAACTGGCCGGATCGGTCCTGACCGTCGATCAGGCGTTGGTCAAGTTCCGCAATTCGCTTCAGGATAGCGTCGGCCGCATCGACAGCGTCATTGGTATCTCGGCGAAGATGGTCGAAACCATCGGGCGTCTGTCCCAAGCAATCGACAGTCTCGGTCAGGCGTTTACGCTTGTGTCCGGATCGCCCATGGGTCAATTCATCGGGCAGATCACGACGCTTCAGTCCAAGTTGAACCCGCTTTACAACGCCATCGGCGCCCTGGAAGGTGCGATCAATTCGCTGCCGGACGCGATCCCGAACAGTCAGTTGGCTGCTGCCGAAGACGACATCATTGTCGTCAAGGACGCGCTGGACACGATGTTTTCGACGATCGCCGAAGCGCCCGACAATTGGGTGTCACCGAAGATCAAGTCGGACTTGGCGGCTTTGAAAAGCCTGATCGACGACAACGCGATTTCCGCGGAGGAAGCGAAGAAACAGCTTTCCGAGATCGCCAACGGCAGCAGCGTGAAGGGCGCCGAAACGGTCGGCAACACGTTCGTCGCACAGCAGACCGAACGGTTCAACGAGTTTATCGACGTGATCGGCTTGACCAAGCAGAAGGTCAAGGAACTTCAGGACCAGTTGGCTGAAACGCAACTGGACGAAGTCACGGTCGGCGGAAATGCACCTGTGCCGGACAGCATCCTGCAGGCGCAGGAGGATATGAAGCGCAACAACTTTTTCAACCAGCGCAACGCCGATGCGATGAAAACCGAGTTGGAAAAGAACGTCGACACGCGCGCGAAAGCGATTATCGACGCCGCGGCAAAAGTTGGTGTCGCACTCACGGAAGCCGCTGCCAAGGTTCAGGCACGGTCGGAACTGGCCGCGGAATCGACAGTCAGCCGAACCGGTCGCGTTTCATCCGACGTCACCGAGTTGATCAAGGGTTTCGAATCCTTCCGTTCAACGCCTTATTGGGACGTGAACGCATATCGCGTCGGCTATGGGTCGGACACTGTGACGCTCGCCGATGGTACGATCCAGAAGGTCGTCCAGGGAATGAAAATTTCCGTCGAAGACGCCAACCGTGATCTGACCAGGCGCATCGGTGATTTTCAGGAAACCATCCGCGGCCAAATCGGCGGCAGCACGTTTGACGCCATGAACGACAGCCAGCAGGCGGCGTTGACGTCGATCGCCTATAACTATGGTTCCTTGCCGGAACGCATCGTGTCCGCGATCCGCAGTGGAAGCACCGAAACCGTTTACAATGCCATCAAGGGTCTTGGCACTGACAATAGCGGGATCAATGCAGGTCGGCGCGCGCAAGAG